TGTCTATTCCAGTCACCACGGCCGCGTCTTTATTCGTACGGCGATCAATCGAAATCGTCACAGAAGGCCTACCTGGCGTGGACTGCGGCGTCTCTCGCAACATGAAATCGGTACCCAAGATATCGTCCAACGGATCCTCGCCCTCTGATACCTTGGCGATTACGGCGGATCCAGTAGTTCTAGGAATAGCGATCACGTCGCCTGGCTTGGCGATACCGGGCCCACCGCTCGAGCTGATATACGGGTACCTGAGGCCGTTTACGATGGCGAGATCGTACCAGCGAGCGCCGTCCCCCAGCTCCCTAGCTGCAATAGACGATAGGCTGTCTCCCGCTGCAACTCTGTAATCGGTGAGACTAGTATACCTAGGGAACTCTCGACTCGTAGACAATGATCCCGCGTCAACCAACGCCTGATCCGTAGACCTAGCGCTTGCTGTCGCCATTTCGTTAGCAGACTGAGGGGGCCCAGCAGTTGCAGCCGAGGATACGCTATCGCTCCTAGAAGAAGACGACGCCCCATCTTCTTCCGTTGCGATAGCCGCTGTCACGGAACTATACGACGTTCCGAAAGCCGCCGTCTGCGAGGCGATTTGGTGCATACCGTCCATGGCCATTTCGTAGTTATGCCGCACATTCGCCGGCAGTTCGGTAGCGTTCTCCATTAGAACGAGAGCCGCCTCAAGCAGAGTTGCTGTAGAGTTAATGAACATCGTACCAATCGAAATCGTGTCCGTAACCCCATCCACGAAATCCTGCGCACTGGTTACAATGGTCGTCAAGTTATCCACGATGGAGTCAATAGTAGCAACAAAATACCGCACCTCGCCCAAGATGGCGCTACCTTCCTGAATAGCAGACGACACCATGGCCAAACCGGCGTTAACCGCGGCGATCGTATCCGTTATCTTGTCCCAAAGCGTAGACTCGGGATCCGGCAGGCTAATAGCGGCAGCATCGCCAATACCTTTAAGTCGGAAGTTATACGGGTACTGCATTTTACGACCAACGGTTCTATTTACGCCGACTTGCTCTGGCACGACCACGAAGTGGTCGTCCATCTTGAAGTCATGCCATACGAGATACACGTCGGACGGCGAGCTAGTAGCCCATACAGCCGTACCCCCCTTGTACTCGCTATATTTGTCGAAAATGTTACTAAGCATTCGCTTAGTCCACATAGGCCCAGACAGCTTAGTACCAGGTACGATCACCGTCTCCGGGTCGTATGTCGTATCATAACCTTCCTTAGCCTCCAGACCGAACGTGCCTGCGACGTTAATATCCACCCACAGGACGCCTCGCTCCTCAGCCACGACTCCGCCCAAGGTAGGCGTAACGCCCTGTCGCAGGACGCGATTTACCGTATATTGCTCGGGGCCTAGCGGAAGTACGAACACACCGCCCAGAATACCAGGGGCGACCAACTCTAGAGCGTATCTCTGCTCTGTGAAGTACCAGTCATCGCCCGTGGCGACTCGTCTCGCCAACTCCGTAACCTGTTCAAGAAAACCCATCGTATACCGCCTAATCGTGCTTTAGCTTGTCTGATTCCAGGGCACCACTGGTAATGGCCGCCTGTAGCGCTGGGATAGCCACTGGCGCATAGCCTAGTATTGCCGCGTACGCCGCTGCGCACTCGACCAGAGCAGGCTCCAGGAGCGCTAGGAACGCCTCTGATAGGAGGGTCTTCTGTACCAGCCCACCGCCGTTCACCGTAACAGAGGATCCGGCAGCGAGATTAAACTCGACATTGCCTCCAGTCGCCGTCTCGAACACTACGTTACCGCTATCCGATACCGTAATCGTGCCGCCGTCTTTAGCCCTGATCACTAGCGATGCATCGCCGTTTACGGACTCTACCCCGCTAATGTCGATACTGCCGTCGCTAGACTCAGACAGATCAATTTCGACTCCACCAGACTCGGTAACACCAACGAGCACGCCTCTAATGTGTCGCCGCCACTTATATAGAGTAGCATCGTTAGCGCTAGGTCTGCGCTTAGTTCGTTTGTGCGGCAACTGCCCCATAATCACGGGCTTGGACAAGTCGCCACCCATGAAACCGACCAACACATAGTCGCCGTCTGTATCCGTGATATCCGTAGTCGCTGACGATACAGACCCACCGTCCATGGACAATGTTTCGCCAGTAATGTCCGCCGTCGCCTTTCTAGGCTTCCATTGCTCATAATCGTTAACGCCTGCACTCTGAGCGAGTACAGGCACCTGCGACAACCTCCCGCGATACAGCGGATCGATAACCATTACGTCGCAATAAATGCCCTTGACTTCTGATTCGTCTCTGTCCTGTCTAGAAGTCATATCGTCTGGGCGATACACCTCAATCACTACCGCACGAAGCAAAAGCCCCTTAGCGTCGCGGGCTTTGCCGACTGGGGGGCGATCTCGGGAATGATGCTTTAGGCTCTCGGGAATCATTACGTAATCCCCCCATCTTCGCTATCGTTCATGAATCTATCATCGTCCAAACCATACACGAAATCGCCATCGGATGCCGCGGGATCCAGATACTTGTCAGTGAACTTATCGTAAGCGTCTGACACGGCCGACGATCTCTCGCCCTCGATAAACCCACGACTAACCATGAGCGACGTAGACGCCTGGGGCCTGGTGCCTTCTGTCCAAATATGGCGAACCCCCTCGATATAGAACGACATGGCGTTAGCGTCTACTCCGCCATCGGCCGGAAACATCCCGTAGCCACCGATAGGGCCATTGTTCACGACCAGTTTTTGACCGATCTTGATGTCTGGCCGCATCTCTCCGATCCCCACTTGGCCAGACCAATACTCGTGGTTTAGCGCATTCCACGATACGAGTAGGTCCAGCCACTTGCGATATTCGCTCTGACCACCTGCATCGCCTCCGAACTCATCGAAAAACCGCGTGTTCTCTTCAATACGGCGAAGACCTCGCTTATATATAGAGTCTGAGTAGGTCGCTGGCTTATACAGCCCATACGCGTCCTTCATGTATACCAACTCGGCAGTTAGCATAAGATGGTTTACGCGATTCGCGCCCTTCGTAATATTTACTTGAGTCACAAATGCCGCGTCTACGTAACGAGTCATTAGGCTAAACCACGGACTCCACGATCCCTCTTCCTTGTTTACGAACGGCCGCTCTCTCACGAACAGGTAGAACTTTCTATAGTCGCTAACTGTGGCGGGTGAGTCGATCCACATCTCGTTAAACACCGGATTTCGCCAACTCTCCATAAACGCCCAAATCGACGGCGCCCCCTCGGATGCAATCATTTGGGGTACCGCCTTACCCCTCAGTGTAAACGATACAGCAGACTCAGGGTCCAACGCGTCGATCCAATACAGGTTGATACCACCAGACAACGAATCGGGAATGCGAACGTGGCCGCCGAATAGACCGTCCTTACCCATGAGGCCTTTAATGGTGCGAGTGATCAGCGAGCCCGCGTCCATGAGCCCGACTACCCCCGTAATCGCCGCGAGGTCAAGACCTGACGCGTTATCGTGCTCTGCGTCGTACGGATTGAAGTAGATCGGGGTATCGGACAGGGGAGCCGCGACACAACGACCAGATACCGTAATCTGTACGTTGGCCTCCCCTGTTCCACCCGCTGACACAGATACCTGTATCGTGTCGATACGGCCAATCATCATGTTTCGCTCTAGGCCATTTTTCAATGCGTCAATCGTTACCCAGTCCCCCTCCTCTAGCAAATTACCCCAGTACGAACCAGCATAGCGACCAGACGTTACCTGTCCCTTGAGACCTACGCTCCAAGTGCCCGTCGGCTGCCCCATTCGTTTGTTAGTTTCCACACGAACGACAGGCCCTTTAAGAGTCGTTGTATCGTACGCGTCAATCTGCCCGTTATCGAACGTATGGAACGATACGAGAACTATGGTCGTGTTAATCTTGGCTCGGTGTCCAATCATCGCCTAGCAATCGCCTCGTCTACGAACCGGTTAGAGTCAAATTCTGTGAGCTTGTCCGTAGCTCGCTCTACCGCCTTGGTGAACTTGCCCATAACCGGGCCAGCGATGCCGTTAAACCCAGCCGCGAGGTTATTGGTCGACGACGCCAGGTTCTGCATAGTGCCGGATATGCCCGCACCGATTCCGATTCGCTCCCTCTCTAGCCCAGCCTCGGCGATATGAGATCCCCCGAGACCCGCGGCAGCGATTCGCCCAGGCTCTATCATGGAATCCATCCCTAGACCAGACATATCCATACCGCCCGAGGCCATACCGGCTACCAACTTCGCCGCCTCCTCAGGGCCGAGCATGGTCCTAACTCGCGAGAAATACTGCTGCATAATCAGGGCTCTACTAGATTCGCCCATCCCGGCAGTACGCTTATTAATGTGCGATACGAAAGAGGGCATAGCTCCTGCGACGTTACCCCCGTTCTGCATCTTCATACGGAAACTCGCGTATTCCTCGAAGCCTCCCTTACCCGTGTAACCCATCGCCTCCATTAGACGAAACTCGGCGGCGCTCTGCGGACCCTGCATCCCGATTTGGGCGCCCGCACCTGCGAATTGCTGAGTGATCCCGCCAGCCCGCCATCCGGCGATGCCCGATCCCACCAGACGCTCCTCCATCCTAACGATCCCGCCCATGTCCACCTGGCGACCCTGCTGGACCTGTTGCTGCAGGAACTGGTTAGACCGCTGGAGGTACGTAGCAATCTCGGACGCCTCAAGACCTCTCGCCACGGCACTACCGATCATTTGAGCGACGCGGTTACCGCTTTGCGACGAATCCGTACCGGCGTACTCCATCTGACCCATGAGCCCGCCGGTAGTCGCCAAGTCTACGCCAAACATAGAACGCGCAGACAAGCCGAATTCGTACTCTTTCGCACTCATAGGGCGAACGCCAGCCCGAGACATTTGCGATGCCTCCTGGAGGGCTTGCTGTGGTTTCACACCGAAGCGGCCTCCCGCGTCCATGTAGCTACCGCGATCGGCCCACTCATCCGCAGTCTTCGCCATAGCCCGACCAGCCGCGGCGTCAAACTCCTTCTTTTGCTTACCCGCCAAAACGCCTAGACGATCCAACCCTCCGCCGGTTCCATCGGTGTTCACGACACCTTCAGGAAGGATCCCAGACAGCCCCTCTAGTTGCCGCTGACGATTAGTTCTATAATTGGACTTCAACTGAGACAGAAGCCCGCCCCTAGACGTATCTTGCGAAATACGACGACGACTATCGTCTAGCCGGGCTTCCCTAATCTCCGGACCGTATTTGTCTATCGCCTGGCCTTGCGCAGCCCGGGTAAGCTCTGCAGACCTGCCAGCAAAGCCAAGCGTAGCCCTGGACCGCCCCAGGAACGGCATAGCGCCCATAGACGCCTGCTGGTAGCCTAGATGGCTCTGGTACGTCCCAGCGGCAGCCATGAGGCTACCAGCCGCGAGCAGGCCCACGGCCGGAAGTGCCGCCATACCAGTGGCGATCGCGCCGATGCCTGGCATAGGGACTTGTCCAAGCCCGCGACCCCTGTTCAAACCTGACCCAGGGTTGCGACCTCCGCCAAACCAACCACCTCCGCCTCCACCGCCTCCGCGTGCTCCCGATCCGTCGCCTGCCGGCCCTCCGCCTCCGCCCCGAGCATCCATCTCGCGTTGACGAGCGGCAAGCTCTCTAAGCTCGCGGCTTAGCTGCGCAGCCTCCTCGCGGGCCTTACGTAGATCGGCCGCCATATCCTTCCATCGCTTGTCACCAGCCGATCCAGCCGCGGCAGTACGATTGAGATCCATGATCGAACGAGTAAGCCCACGCATGGACCTATCGAAGTCCATTAGAGCGCGAGGCGAGAATACCCGCTGTAGCTGGCGCTCTAGCTCGTTGACCTGGCGAGCGTTAACCCTGATATCCAGGGTCGTACGTGATCTAGTTTCGCCCATGGACCACCCTACTTGTCAAGATCGGGGACCCGCCCAGCGGCGATCTCCCGCTCCCACTCGTCCACAAGAGGATCGCCTGTCGATTCCGCTTGGCGGTACTTACGCCGTGCTTGTCGTTGTACCTGCTTAGCTTCATCGTCTTCGAGTCCTCTCAGCGCCATATGCTCTATCGCCGAATCCCAGTGGTACAAGAGAGCCTGGAGGGTCAGAGGATCGTAATCTTCAAATCTCCTGGCTGGCGATCCGGTTTTCTTCAACCACGCCTGTTCAAGAAGGAACTTATAGTTACGAACTAGATGAGTCGCTAGTGTTAGCGGGTCCTGCTTCCCAAAACCTGTCCTCGTGGGCAGCGACCTCCTGGTAGATTGCCCCTAGCACGTTGACATTTCGGATCTTCCCGAGTTCCTCGGCCCAGTCTGGCCACGCCGTCAACGACACGGCTAGATGAGACTGCATTTCCAGGATCAGCGATGTTTCCGATTCCAACACACTAAGCGACACACCGCCCGCCATGCGGGCCTTGGCCAGGCCAGCCTGTACTCGCTCCTGGATACTGAGAATACGCGTCGTAAACTGGCCCCGCCATCTATGCCCACGAATATCGGTGTAGTCTAGATCGAACGACCATTCATGAGGTACGCCCTTCTTTCCGATATCGTCGTGAGTTGGCCCATCCAGCGCTTGCATCTCTTCCGCCGCATCCCTGGCGTCTGGTACGTCGGGAACGTCTACGCCCCCAGCCCGTCTACGACTCGCTCCGATTCCCGATGCCTTGTTACCGCCCATGATGGCTCCCGACCTTCGATAGGTGTTGGTTACGACAGGTCGCTTTCGTCACGAGCGCGAATAGCTACGAACGTCACATTCTTACCAACGACACCGCGCGCCGAGATAGTCGTATTACGTTCGGAAATCTTCACACCTTCAACCGTCATGACGACCTGGTTAGTGTGCCGGTCCTCAATAGTCGCACTGAGCGAACCTGAGTTGAGGATGTTGGTCAAGTGATCCTCCGGACTCGTTCCCTGTTTCGGCAGCCAGCCCTTAGACTTCAATGTGTCGCCTACAATGCGGATCATGTCCGCAGTCATAGACACATCGTAGTCAATCGGAGCGTGCTCTTTCACCTGGATACTGTCTAGCACCTTGACCGGCTCATACGTAATGACCTCGCGAACTGTTACGCCGGTCGCATAGCCAACCTTAACGCCGTCCAGCGAAAACCGGGCTCGTGCTCCTGTGAGAATGGTAGACATCGTACGATCTCCTTGTGTCTATCAGGCTATGCGGCCAGAGACAGGCTAGACGAAACTAGGTGAGCAGTAATCTTCACGAAGTTAACCGGAACGATAGGCGCCATTTCCACGTCTACGGTCATAACGTCGCCGGCCAGTTCGATAGTGAGGTTCTGCCAGTTGGTAAGGATTTCCTCGTCTACAAGCTGCCCGAGAACGCCTACTGCATCGGCCAGGGCTTGGTTCGCAGTACGAGCGTGCCCCTTCTTACCGATAATGGCCTCGAACCGACGACGGAACTCGTAAATCGCGTAGTTAGCGGCTTCGTTGACACTTGCCTCTGTATACGCCGTGTTATCGTCGATTTGATGGGTAGTGACGTTACGAACCCAGCGGTAGCCCACACCAGACACGTACTCGATAGCCAGCAGGCCCGACTGGATCAGGTCTTCGCCGTTATCCCTGATCGTATACTCCGAATCATTACCGGTCACGGATACGACGTTAAGGTACTTATGCGTTAGCGACGTACCCACAGACGAGCCCGCCTGCATACCCGCGGCAATACACGACGCACCCAGATACGGCGGGAACGATTCCAGTTCTCCGTCTGTGTTGTACCGGCTAACGTTCTGAATCGCGTAACGGCAATGGCGCGTGTTCAGTGCGAGAGACTGAGACTTGAGGTCGGCCAGGGTTTCGGCTTCTGCGGCTCCTAGCACTGCATCTCGCTCAGACTGCCCCGCTCCTGCAGCGTACACGCAGTGCGCTCTTACAGCCGCGTGTACCGCAGGATCACTCGTAAGCGATACGATGGTATTCACTCGAACATCGCGGATAAGGTCCAGCGCCGCCTGCCAGTGCGAGAACAGGGTCGTACCTTCAATCCCGCCAGCCAAGTACACGGCGACAGCGGTATTATCCGGAGCACCAGTGGCGCCAGTGGAGCGAGCCGCCGTAACGAGTTGGCTTTCGTTATTGAGAACCGCGATCATACGGTACAGAGTAGCCAGGAACTCACCAGCAGACGCCAAAACCGCCTCATCGTCGTAATGGTCCATATCCGTAATCAGGAACACGCTACCATCGCCAGACGATACACTGGCAGTCCAACCAGAAAGGGCCTCGATGTAGTCCACGATCTTGCCGATGGTATCGTACGCGACGATAGGCAGGGTGAACACCTGCCCCGACGCGGTGGCTTTACGCGTACCTGCGACGTGAAGCACTGCGATACCAGACAGCTCCGACCACGTACTAGTACCCGCCACCGGAGTAACCCCGTTCATCGTAAACTTCTCTACCTGTGCCGTACCAGTCGCGTCCAATCCGATCAGCAGAACGTCCTGCGTTACCGACGCGGCATCGCCTACCAGAGTCACCGCAGTAGAGCTTACGTCCACATCGTCAACATCTACGATAGCCTGTGCCGTGAGAGTCGCTACGGTAAGAGTACCCGTAGACGCAGACACGGTAATCGTACCAGCCGCGCTATTCGTGTCCACGCCCAGGAGCTTGCTCCAAGTCGCAGAACCAGCCACGGGCACCACGCCTGCAAGAGTGATGGACTCGCTCTGCACTAGACCTGCAGAATCCAGACCGTACAGAGTCACTGCCATCGTATCGGCGCCGCTAGACACGACAGTAAGCGTATCGCCGCTGTTAAGCAGGTGCCCCGACGCAGACACGGACCTAGCCGCAGCGACGTAACCCAGGAAGATACCGACCACGGTTTCCCACGACGCAGTGGTCGGCACCGCCGTTACGCCATTCATCGTCACCTCTTCCATTTGAGGTGCGCCGCCTGGGGCGGTCCCGATCAGCAATACGTCCTGCGTCACTGCGGCAGTGTCGCCCACCAGGCTAACGATCTCGTCAGCGGCTTCGATAGGAGACGACCATACGTACCCACAGCCGCCCTGAGACGTAAACGTCGCGTCAATCACGAACAGAGTAACGGGGCCAGCCTTGCTAAACGTCAGGTTACCGACCGGAGCCGAGGACGCGATCGCCCCGTGCACTACGTCAAAATTGGTGAGACCCGCAGCAAGCACCATACCAGTAACCGCGATGATCTCTGTCGCAGGGAGACTCGTAGCGGTAGCGATCCCGTATACCGTTACGTTCATTGTGTCAGACGCACTAGACGAGACAACGCTAACCACAGTACCCGCGGCGTGTACCGCGTCCTGGTCTCCGTCTAGCCCGCTGATCGCACCCAGGGAGCCCGTATACATACTGAACTGGCCAGTGGCGTCCTTGGTAAAGTCGGCGCGAACTCCGTTGGTCGTATGCACGTCCATAGTCATGGCAGTAGCTTTACCCGACTCAGTGGAGCTGTACTGTGCCGTAAAGATCGGGTCACCACCGATATCGTCCCAGTCCTCCTCGCTATCTCCAAGAACAACGGTAAGCGCCTTGCCCTTAACCGTACCAGCGGAGATATCGACGCTAATGCGAGTCGTAAACAAACCGTAGTCAACCGAAGTCACCGCCATTTGGTCTACGGCCGCCTTCTGGAATGTGTAAGACGACTGCGTAGCTGGGTTAACCTTTACGAACTTGACTTCCTGCGCCCCACCTGGGATATCGGGATCCAGGCTGGGATTGAACAGAATCGCACCAGCTTCCAAAAGGTCGCCAGACTGGAACGTGTCGAAAATACGACCAGGGTTAGTCACGTCGAGAACTGCGGCCGGCTGGGCGCCTTCTGCCTCGCCAATACAGGCCACGATGCCAGACGCACCGAGTCCGATCTTAGCTAGGCCCGATGTGTCAACCTGGCTATACGCGCCTGGAACTGCTGTAGTGCGGCCATTAAAGTAAATCGTGGAAGCCATAGCTTACCTCCGAGTGATGCTGCGAGCGTTGGAACGGTGCGAGCCGCCAACCGCCCCACGGCGATGCCCGTGGATAGGGCGGTTATTGAACTCGTCGAGCAATGAGACCCACTCGGACGCTGGGCGGCGCTTGCGAGGATCGATTCCCTTAGTGCCGCAGAACCTCTCGAAGGCCTCTCCGCCATGAGGGAACAGAGCCGACTCGGCGCCAGCCCTTCGAGCGCGCACCATTCTCTCGTCCTGAGGCGGACGGCGGCGAACGGAAGAAACACCTACGCTATGAGTGGCAATAGTCGCCGCGGTAGGAAGGGATACACCTTCACCAGTAGCAACGCGAGGGCCTTTGGCCTTATTCTTCTTTCTAGGCATACTCATACCTCCTAGTCGTCAATGGGGGTAAACCCGCCATCGGCGTCTTCATGCGCTATTGTAACTGATCCTGAGCTTGTGAGGAAGGTCTCTGGATCGCCGTTTAGGGCAACCCAGAGAGAGTCGGAATCGTCCCAAATGTCTTCGTACTCTACCTTTACGGAAATACGCCTAATGAACACATTTTCGGGTATATACCTCGGATCCGGCTGGACATCCGCGCCATCCAACGTAGGATCGTGTAGACCCGCCTGGATCATGCGGAGGAAGCCCATCTTTAGGATTCGCTTAACGATTTTGTAGTACCACACCACTACATCGGGATGCTCGGCGTACACGAATACGGTAAAGGTCGCCATGTCTACAGACCTAAACTGAGACCCGACGGTATAGTCGTCATCGTCAAGCAGGGCCATATCCCCCTGTCCCAGAAAGTCCTGCGCTGTATCGTCGCCGGACAAAGTGAGCGCCAGAATGGGAAATGGAGTATCGCCAAACCTAGCGAAGCTCTGCACGACAGTCGGAGGGTGCGACGCCCAGAACGCCTTAGCCTTCGTCAACTCGCCGGCTGACAGGTCTTGCAGGATCGAGTCCATTACGGCGGTATTCGCAGACACGGCCGCGACGCCTGTTCTCAAGACTTCCAAGACGATTCGCTGAGGTAGCCCGACCGTAGACATTACATGGCCCCTGTAGAGTGCCCGATACCACGAAACGCCTGGTCAAACAGGCGCTCTGCGATTCGAGGGATTTCCTTGACCGCGTCTCGAAACAAGTGACGACCTTCTATACCCGGGTGAATCCAGGCACGAGGATCGCTATTCTGCGACACACGGCGAAACGTCATACGCATGTCACCGCTACCCGACTTATAGTCTTTGCTCATCCGGACCATACCGGCGTGAATGTCGGTTTTATGGTGACTACGAAGTTTAGGAGACTGACCAGCAGGTAGGCGATCGCCCCACTTGGTAGCCGCGCCGCTGGCATGAGTCGTAGACCCAGCCATGTTAGCCCGACTAGTCATTCGCATAATACGACGACCAAGTCGGGCCGCCTCTTCCCGAGTATGCGTGCCAGCCTTGGCATGCTGACTACCCATGGGCGCTCCATGCCGGCCAGTCGCCCCAGGGCCCATATGCCGAAACGGTACGGTCACATACGGGCCATTCTCCCCTTGCTTAACGGCGCGACCAGACAACAGAGCGGCTTTCATGTCGCCGCCCTCCCATCCGTGCTCGACAGCATTCGGAAGCCAACCCACCAGTACGATAGTGGCGATCGTAGTCGGGTTCGACGGCAAACGCCGTTTAATGGAAAACTCGGGCTCCTGCAGCCCACGCTTATAGTCGTCCGACGCAGACGTTAGCTTTTTCTGCGCGAGTGACAGGATCTCGCTATGAATCGACCACACCAGATCTACCACTATATCTCGCGTAACTCTGGGAAGGGCTGCGAGTACCGTAGGAGTGGCGCCTGTAAGGTCTACGATGATCATGAGCCCTGTTGCCTCACGAGATAGTCCAATTTGATCTTAAACGTAGTCGGAAGCGTCTGTAGCGTGTCACGACCCTTGAGGCCCTTCTCGGGTCCTACGGAATGCTGGATCCCATACGTTGCGTCGTCCACCATCCATACCGGGTGGCATACGTAGTGAATCGTATAGCGGGTCCCCGACGAAGGCCCTCGACCAGCGATCCATTCCATCCGCTTAGGTTCTGTTAGCGTCGCCCGGCGAATCTTCCAATCCGTACCTTCCCAGTACATGGACGAATCATCCGCCACGAACATGATCTCATCAGGCTCGTAACGCATCGCCGTCTTTTGGATAGCAGTAGTGCGATCCGACTTGCCAATGGGAACCAGCGGAGTAGCGCCTCTTAGCGTCGTCTCTGTCCAGGTCATTTTCTGCTGGACACCGATGAACCGATCACGGAAACCGACGCGCATATCGTCGGTAACGGTAAGCAGTGCGTCTGCGAACGTGAACGGCCCGAAGTTTTGGTATAGGTCGGGTTTTAGCGCCGCCTGCGCGAACACGGCCTTAATCGGGTGGTAGCTCCTGGAACTGTGCCTCTCGTCCTTAACGTACGGATTGATATACCACCAACCGTCGCCTAGGCAACGAACACAAGTCGGATCAGGCTGATACGTCTCACTGTCGTTCAATGAACACGGGCACGCCACGGCCCTGGACCAATGAAAGTCCAGGCCCAATCCGTGGATCGCCTTAGTGAACAACGACGGGTCAAACGTCGCCTTAGGCGTCGTCTTGGTCGGATCGCGTTGGCCCGGTCCCTGTCCCATTACACGACCACCATTCTCGTGCCCTTACCGTAGTAACGACGCAAGTTCGGGAGCATTTCCTTTATCTCTTTCTGGTACTCGATGATACGAGCACCGTAGCCAGAATTAGTCGCCGACGAGGTCGTCCCGACGTTCTGAGACAGCCCGGGAATGCTGATCGACTTGTTAGCGATACCCGCGCCAGCGATAAGATCGCCGGCAATATTGAACACACCGATCGCCGCTTGCATGGCGATAATGTGCTTTAGGTCCGCGGGTAGGTCGCCAGGCTCGAATCCCGCACGATACGTAAAGTGCCAAATGCCAGGCACCCGACCCGTAGCACCACTCCACAGCGGCATCAGGGCCCCAGGGATCAACAGTACGTCTGCGATGTTACCTTGCCCTGGCACGATCTGAATCACGCCTGACTTACCCTCATCCTGCAGGACGATCCACTCGGAACTAATCTCTACAGAACTCGCCATCGACGGGTATTGAAACTTAACCTCGTCGATACTAATGATGGGGTACTCGTGTAGCTGGAAGTACCCCCATCGCCCGTAATCCCTGGCGAAATGGTCGTGCGTCTCGTCCGAAATATCCTCGGCGACCAACTTGATATCCAGCTCCTTTGCGAGCCAGGCAGTCGCAGCGTCGATATACTGCCGATACATGCGATTCGGGAACGGATTACCGTCGTCGTCCGTCAACGTAGTTCCGAACAAGTATACGTCTTTAAGCTCGTCAATCGTCAACAGAAGATCCGCAGACTCGGACACACCGGACTTAGGCTCAGACCTTTGCGAGTACTCGTCAGGAGTTGGCGCAGTGGCGCGATACACGGCTCTATAGTAGTACGAACTATCTGCGGCGACATCCGTAAACTCGTACAGATTGGCGCCAACTTGCATTGTAAGCGCATCCAGCTCGCTATACGTCCCGGTAACACCCGTGATAGACCTTTCCAGGACTACCTCGTTATACCGCTCCCGCACAGTAGCCTCGTCTACTACAGCGATAGATACGTCTATATACGTGTCCCCACTGTCCTCGTCTACGTAATACTTAGTCTGCTCCACCTTGGGAGTTAGGCCAAGGAGGTCAAAACGAACGTCAGAGTCGGGGCACACGAAATCGCGCTCGTACCCGATCGCTTGAATGGTCAGGGTGTATCGGAACTTCGAGACTGCCTGAATCGTAAATGTACCGTCCGACGCGGTCAGTACCTCTACTGGATCCATGATGATACCGGACCCAGAGATCGCCTCTGCCCCTGCCTCAGTGGGAGGGGCAGGGGTCAGGCGGATCGGGACATTCTCAACACCGCTTCCCGACGCGTCCGCGATCGTCCCTGTAATGTCGATCGCCATGGGACCTCACAGTCAGGCTACATGCTGTCCATTTGTCTCGTTACTTCTAGCAAAGCACGAGAGTTAGCGCGGTTACCGCCGTCGGCCCACACCTTAAAT